AAATGGTTTTATCAAAATTATCTGCAAGCCTGTCAGAAACCAGTTGCTTATCAAGGCTTCCCCCAAATGAAGTTATCATTTCATCAGCTTTTCTTCCTAATTCAGTAATAAAACGCTTATGCGCCTCACTAATCTCCGTTCCAGGAAGACTTGCCACTGCATTATCAAGAGCCCTGACAGCAGGATTATTAGAGATCATGCCTGGAGTGGCATAATTTTCCAGTTCTAGCTCACGAATAGCATTTATCGCGTTAAAATCAGGATTAACTTCATCGGCGAAATCTTGAATAGCACGTTGCCCACCAATAAATTTATTATCCATTGCGCCAGCAGCTTTCTTTAACGTTGCTTTAGATGATTTACTACCCATCCCTACGGATGAACGATAAATATCCCCGGCACTATTTTTAATTTTTCCTGCAATCTTCCCAAGCGCTGGACCAACAATCTCGGCTACAGGGCCAGCCACAGCACCAATAGCAGCTCCGGAAGCAACATCGCTATTTGTTCCATTGGCTACAATAGCCCCTTCTCCAGCACCAAGCCCTGCGGCGGCAGCCAGCCTTGCCGCCCCTTTCGGAACCTGAGAAATAATCCCACCACCACTAACAAATGGCGCTGCTTGTCCAACAAACTCACCAACATCTTGTGCGGTTGATGGTTTTGCCGCTAACTTCTGCTGTAGAGACTGAATTGCGGCTTGCTCTTCTGGTGTCATATCCTGAAACAGGCCAACACCTTTACCAACATCCATCAATCCACTGAGAACGCCATACATAAAACGGTCGAAACCGTTAGCATTATTAACAACATTTTCCTGTCTGGAATTTTCCTCTGGTGAAACCAAAGGAGATTGCTGCTGTTCTGGTTGGGAATCAAGCACAAAGCCATCAGGAAGTTGTGAGTTATCAGGCTGTTCATCCAGAACAAACCCCTCTGGTAAACCTACATTGGTTGCCATTGTCCGTTCCTATAAATGAGTTTCTGACCAGTTTTAGGGTTCGTTGCCGTCGCGCCTTCTGATATCCCACTTGGCGCAGCTTTTGTCTGCCCATTACCACCTTGTGGTGTAGGCTGCGCTGGGACATCGTCAAATAGCTTGGCCTTCCTTCTCCCTAAGCTTTTTTTCAGCCCTTGAGGAATAGTATCTCCATACGTATCCAGATATTCGTCTACCTGCTGGTTAAACTGCTGCCCCATAGCGTTGGCGTTAATTTTGGCTGCGTTAACAATGTTATCCCTCGCTTCCTGTGACAAGCCATTCCCTGCATTAAGCTGGTCTACATATCCTTTTATCTGCCCCCATATGCCATCAGAGCGCATGACCTGAACCTGTTCACCTTCGCGAACAACTGACTGAGGGTCGAGAGACTTCATGTAATTAAAGATAATCCCAAGTTGGGCAGCGCCAGTATTTACCTTGCTAAGGGCTTGCAGAGAGTTTGCCGCCGCTCTGACAGAGTTATAATTTTTGCCAAAATTGGTAATATCAGAATTTAATCCCTTAATTAAGTCTGCTGACGGCTTACCTTTTTGCCCTAGCTCCATTAGCTTCAATCCCATCTCATCTGAGTGCATTTGTGCCCGCTGAGCCCTGTCTAGTTGAGCGTTTTGGATATTTGCCCATCCTCTCGCGTTCTCCATGTCAGCCTGACGGATGCTTTCATCCAATCGCCCTTTCTCAAGTTGGCGACCAACCATCTTGTCCTGAACATTGAAGTAGTCAATCGGACCAAGCGCAGCCATCCCAAGGTGATCAACAAACTCACCAAATCCTGAAGGGTTCTGCTGATACATCTGAGCAACGCTGTTAGGGTCAACACCGACGCGAGTCAGTTCCTTGGCGTTGTTTTGCAGCCATGATTGCATTGCTTCTGGAGACGATGACGCAAGGCGTGCGCCAGCCGCTAAGGTGCCGATAGAATTGCGCTGGTCTTCGTCTGCCCACTTCATACCAGACTGAATCTTCTCTAATTGACCAGGATATTTGGTCATCAGATCTCGAACCTGCTGTCGATCACCGGACTGGATGGCTGCCGCATATTCTTTTTGGAATGCAGCATCCGCTTCCTGTTGCTTTGCAGCTTGATATGTTTGAGCGACACTACCAAGTCCCTGCAACGCCTGAAGGCCGATGTTATTGCGACCTGAACGCTCCATTTCGTTGTTCTGGCGAATATAGGCCAACGCCTCACTTACATCACTTGCCTTTGGCGCATTTGAGTTTTGCCCACCGATACCGGCAAGAAAGCCGCCTGAGTTGATTCCTTGTTGCCAAGTAGCCATATTCCCACCTTAAAACAATGATCCAAGACCACCGATAATACCGCCACCAATAGCGCCAACAGCTGTACCTATTCCAGGAACCACAGAGCCAATCATCGCCCCTGATGCCGCACCGCTCATGGCACCGCCCAAAGCTGATTGCAATCCTGATGGTCGGTTAGCATTCGCCGCAGATGCTGCCGCCTGCTGTTGATACAATTGGCTGACGTTGTTGGCATAGTTCTGCCCGGCGTTTGCCTGACCTGTAAGAGCGCCAAGGCCGATATTTGCCAGATTGTTGTAGTTGTTCATCTGACCTGACAGCCAGTTTTGACCGAGTGTAGGTGCGATTGCTGCTAACTGGTTTCCTGTTGCTGTAGAGCCTAATACACCCGTTGCCTCTGCTGCTGCCAGACTCTGGTAACGCGCCTGCCCTGCAAGGTCTTTGTACTGCTGGGAGTTGTAATACTGGTTAAGCGCCTGACCTTGCCCCTGAAGAGAGGAAAGATTTTGCAACTGTGATACGTACTGCTGAGCGAGTGGCGTGAACGGTGCAAGGTTCTGCATGTTCGTCTGCCACATTTCACGTTGCAGTTCGATGCCCTTTTCAGTTGCGCGTGCCTGGGCTTTAGATCCGGAGTCGCTGCCTCCTTTCATATACCCATTCATGGGAAGCAATTTATTCTTGAAGCTTTCGCTAAGTACTAACATTTAATAGCTCCTCATATTTCGAACGAGGTAATTGATAGAGGGTGATTCCAACCGGTTTTCCGTTACTCATGTAAGAATCATCAAGGTGACCAACACGGGTAGCGCCAAGCAAACGGATAATTGCCCGTCCGTATTTCGTTGTGTCAGGAACCATAGTGATGCTGTTAAGGAATGGTGAGTTTTCGAGAAGCCATTTGCAGAATAATCGATGCCCTTGCAGTGCATATTCACCACGGAATCCGGGGTCGTACACCGCATGGCATTCAACAACGCTATGCCAGAAGTTACGCACTTCATGAACGCCAGCCAGCACTAATCCTTCGTAGATGCCGAGGTATACCGCATCAGTCTTGATGTAGTATTTGTCTCCACTATCTACGATATTTCCCGTGTTTGCCGGGTTGTTGAGGAATTCTGCAAGCTTCACCGGATTATCGATGAGCTTTATTTCCATCACTGCTCCGCAATGATTTTGATGGTTGTGGCAGTAAACGCCGCACCATTAGACTGAATGGTTAACGTACTGCCATTTGTGGCAAGAAAGCCGTCTTTATCCACGCTGAAGAACGTAGCTAACAGGATGTTGTCGGTTGTTGTCGCCGCATTACGACTGCTGACCAACGTGTCAGGAACAGAGCCGGAAAAGGTTAGCTGCATTGACCTGTTGGCGGTTCCGCTGGGCCACGTCCCGACGATCGACAGCTTGAAGAACAAGGTTTTGTTCTCGTTGAACACAACCATCTTGTTGTTAACAGTGTCGAAGAATGGTGCCAACGTCCCGGATGACGGCGTGAGCGTTTTCAGCAGGCTAACAAGGTTGGTCGGCGCTGTCGGGATGGTTACAGATACGCCAGAGTAAACAACCTCTGACTTTTTGCGAGTAGTGGCATACTCCAGAGCATCAATGCGCGTTTCATGGTCTGAAAGCGTGTTTTGAATGGCGATAACTTCATCAGTCAGATAATCAATATCGTTTTCTGCTGTCGTTAATCGGGAATCAAGGCCGACTATCGCCGATTCTGCGTTAGTGATCCTTGTTTCGTGGTCCTGAATCTTCGCTTCAGCTGATGCCAGTCGAATTTCGTGATCGACCAGAATCACATCCTGCTCATCGTTCCTGGCTTGTGCGTCATAAGCGCCCTGTCCGGCCTCGTTGGCCTTGTTCGCCACGTTACCAACATCAGTGCCCTGTGCGATAACGTAAAGCAGATACGACTGCGAGAAGATATTGCGTGGAAGGACTGATGTGTCGAGCCGTGTAGCTTGGATGATTACCGGCACATTGAGATTCGAATCCGCCATTACTCAATCCTTATCTGAGCGCCAGACAGAGTTACAGGTGACTTCGTGATAACGCGAAGTTTGAAGCCGACATTTTTCCTGATGCGCCCGACACGCTTCCACAAAACGCGTTTGTCGTAAATGAACGGTTCATTCTGCTCAATCATCTGCTCTTTTCCCCAGTTTATGCCGTCAGTGGTTGCAGAGAGGAACAGGCGGTCAGCGTACTGAGCGACACCAGTCGATGATTCAACTTCCAGATCAAAACATCTGGCGTTCTCAGCTTTGAAGAGTGGTGTAAACAACAGGTGTTCTTGCTGTAGCCCATACTGGCTGCTGATATCGAACTGCAATTTCCCGGTCACGGACTCCAGCTTATCGCCGCACGTTATCTGATTGCCTTCGTAAATGAAGTCGATAGCGCGGTACACATCGTCATACAGGCCTGTTTTCAACACACACCATTGCGGACCATTGGCGCTTGAAGATGCGTCGTATACGAGGACGTGGCGCGGAAGATGGATAATCAGCAACTCATGCGCATCAAACCGCAACGATTCCATCACGCCATCAGCCAGTTCATCAGCAGTGTAGGAGCGGAGAATTTTCTCAATGCTCGCGCTGGCGATTGGTGATACCTGACCGGAGCCGATGATGTATACAGACGGAGCACCTGTTGCCGGATTGCTGATGAACGCATAAGAATCAGCGAATGGCGTTTTGCAGTAAGTCCCGGCGATGCCTTTTTGCACCATCAGTGATGGCTGTGCGACATACAAAGCAGCACCAACGGTGGTTGCACCAGTCAGGGAGAAATATTCAATCGTCGATGAACCAAAGCAGACGATGAAGTCTCGCCATGTACCTATGCCGATGATGCCATCAGGCTGAGATTCTGCGCGATATTGTGCGCTGTATCGGTCAGGATGTGATTCGTCTTCAAGGTCAGTGATAAACCATGAATCAGTACCGTCTTTTGACCACGCATAACGCCCACGTAAGCGCGTAATGTCACGAACTGAACCTAACTCGTACTGTGTGAATCCGCTGTCTGTAGGCCAGTTTGAGACGGTTTTAACCGTGCCATCATAGCGATACTCGACCAGTTGACCATTAACGCCTACAGCCTGAGATGTCCGACCATGCGCCATTGATACGCGACCGCTTCCGGCAACATCACCGACTTCACTTTCGCCTTTGTAGAGCTTGCCACCACACACGCGATAAACAGCACTCTGCGCCATGTTGTACTCGACGCCGCGAGATACACCGTTCACATCAGAACGTTTGGCAATGCCCGGGAATGAGCGAAGATATCCGCTGCTGTTGAGTATTTCTTTGGGTGTAGCCAGCATATTCACTGGAAGATAGTCGATATAGTCGGCGTTTCGGAAGTCTTTGCCGACACCTTTCATAAGCGGAAGTTGCTGAATCGGCATTATTCGCTCCCGTTATCGCAAGGTTCCTTTCGGTGGAAGTAATTCCAACCGTTCCACTTCGCCAACTGGTTACCGCTACCAACAGGCATACGGTTTGGATAACCGGACTTACATTTAGCGGCTTTTGCTCTGTCCATTGCAGACAGTTTGACGAGTCGCTCTTTCCCGTATCTGGCAGTGGTTATAAGTTTTGCTGACGCTTCCAGCGCATAATCCGGAGCAATGCGGCAGGCAAGGTTGAAAATGACGGCATTGATAGCGTTATTTGATAAACCGTGCTCATCGCCAGGATCCGGAGCGACATCTGCATCAGCAAAAATGTAGCCAACGTTGATCCCAGGTGACGCATCACCGCCAAGCCATTCAGCCATCATCATTTCAAGGTCGTTGACGCCGTCTTCCATAGACTGCGGTTCGACATCGGTTAACGTGGCATTTGATGCCACACCGAGCTTACGTAATGCCGCAAGAACTAAATCACCCTTCGTTGTCAGGTTCATCTGCTGCCGCCTTAGGTTTTCGACCAGGCTTTTTACGCTGTTTTTCTTCTGGCTCTGGCTCTGGCTCTGGCTCTGGCTCTGCAACATCCTTCAGAAGGTCATCGGGATGTGCAAACCAGCCAGCATCCAGATATTCCTGAAGCTCTTCGGCTTTCACGATTTCAAAGTCGTATCCAACGCCTTTCCACTTCTTCATGTCGCCATGACGAAAGATCATGTGTGTCATGTTTGTCTCCAGATAAAAAAGGGAGCCGAAGCTCCCTCTGGTTATCACGCAGTCTGGTTAGGCAGACCAACGCCAATTGCCTCTGGTCGTACAGCACATGCTGAATACCACACAGCAATACGGCACTTACCAGACAGAGTGTTGATATCACCCTGCGTTGCGAAGATGCCGTTAACACCAATACCTGGAATGCTGAAGGAAGACGTTTTCATGCCAGCAAACAGTTCATGGGTTACCGGGATCGGCTGAGAAAGCAGACGGATTGAGTCATCAGCCCAGAACACGTTAGCGGGGGTTGTTGCCACGTTCAGAACGTTTACCGGAGGGGTATCAGCAAGAGAGGTGTTTACGTTAGCGTAAGCCTTCTCTTCTTTTGTCAGTGAAGCGTCATCAAGCGCAATCGGCTTCGGCGTGATTTCGATGTGAGTACCATCGATCACACGGGTGATTGAGAAAGTCGCGTCATCAGTCAGCACGTTCTTCGCCATCTGAGACAGGAATTTCACACCAGTGAAGCTGATTTTGTCGCCGCGCTTAAATCCGGTGGTGGAGGATACGGTCACCGTTGCAACACGGTTGTCGACGTTCTCTTTGTTACCATCGGTATCAAGGGTGTATGCCTGCGGCTTAAACTTCTGCGCACCAGAAACAGTTACACCAGTAGCGGTTGACTTGGTAACCGCCGGAAGTTTCGGTGAGCGAAGAATTTCATCAAAGCCAGCAATCTGACGCTGAATAGTACCGTTGCGATACGCTTCTTCAGGAACGCGCCCGAAGATGTCACCATCTACCAGGTTGCGGCCTGCTTTGCGGTAATCGTCAGGGTTCAGGAAGTAACTGATGCCCATATCGCGGTTTAGCTCACGGGAGAACATCAGGCGCTCTGCATCAGACACAAAATCCCAGCCAGACAGGCCAGTAGATGGACCAATTGCGCGGGTATCGTGAACAACAAGCGAGCCCATTTCAGTTGCCTGTTTGGCAATCGCTGACTCAATGTTATTCGCCAGTTTTTTGGCGGATGCCTGGATGCGGCGACGGTAAGAACGCTCATCACGCAGGTCATCTGCACGAAGCTCGAAGAAATCGTTATCCGGATCGCCCATGTTGCATTTCACGGAGAGTTCCAGAATCCCGGTTGCGTTGCCAGTTAAATCCCAGCCAGTCTGGGTTGGCGCTTCCTGCTCAACAGGCATCCACACAGTGTTGCTTGAACGTTGCATGGATTCTGCCGGAGGGGTGTATTTTGTCACTTTGGACGCCATTGGCGTCAGGTTCTGGATGGTTTCGATGATTTCATCCAGAGCATACGTGACCAGTTGACCTTCATTTAATGCCATTATCGAATTCCTTTATTCAGTTGCGCCTTGAGCTTGCGGTACGTCTCTACATCCCCTTTGTTTGCTGCCGCTTCCATCTGCTTTTCAATCGCAGAGATATTTGCAGCAACAGCGTGACCCTGAATAGGTTCATCAGGTAACGGGGCTTCTGAAACAGGCTTAGCTCGAGGCTTGAGAGTTAAACGTTCTGACAGTCGAGTGAGTTCAATCAGCGCGGATTGCCCGTCCATCGCCAGCAACTGGCGTGTTTTCTCAGGATTAGCACCAAGGTGATACATGAGAGCAGCGGATTTCTCCGGGAAGAGGCGCATGATGTCGGCACCGACTGCTGGCGGCACCAGTTGCATGAATGCGTCCTCTTTCTCCTGATAGTCAGGGATATTGAGCTTTTCCGCTGCGTCGTAGTGCTTACGGGCTGCCTCGACGTATTGCGCTGATTGCTGGGTGAACTCCTGAGTTTTGCGGCCCTGCTCGGCGACAGCCTGGCTTCGTGCGTCCATAGCCTTGATCTGCCATTCACTGTTTGCCTGCTGGAAGGCAGCCAGTGCGCGGCTCTGGTCATAGTCGTACTTAGCCAGTGCATCTTCGGAAAGATAATCGTTAGGGTCTGGTTGTTTTGGTAACTCAGGGTTCACCCGCAGGTGCTCCGGCAACTCTCCACGCTTAACTGCTTCCATCTGCTGCTCAAGCTCACGCTGGCGTTTGCGTTCGATGCGGCGACGGGCAAATTCAGCATTAGTTGCCGGGTCTTGTTTTGGTTTCTCATCGTCTTTCAGGACAATCTCGAAGCCTTCTTCCTGACCTGCGTTGTCGTTGGCATTATCGACAACTAAGCCATCAGCAGATGCCGCTGCATGATTGCCGGGCAGGGTTAATTCTTCAGAAGCCTGAATGTCGGTGGTTTGGTCCATGATTAACTCTCTCTTATTGAGGTGTCTCGGCTACTCCGCCGGAGGGGATTTGAACTTGACGCATAAGATTCGCGAAATCCATGCGTTGTGAATGAGTCTGGTCTGCATCTTTAAGAAGCAGCTCAGCGTTAGCACGAGCATCTTTGCTGCGCTGTTGCTGGAATTGACCTACGAGCTTGAGGTACTCACGCAGTTCTGCCTGCTTGTCGAGGTCCATATTGTTGAAGATTTCTGCAATCTTCGCGGCGTTGAGTTGGTTTTGGGCTTCAACCTTGGCAGCTTCAACCTGAATCTGCGCCTGTTGGTTCTCTGCCTTGAGCAATTCAGCCTGACCTTGCAGAAGGATACCCTGCGCCTGAATTTGCTCTGCTGATGGCTGCTGCGGCTGTTGTTGTGCCTGCTGTACCATCTCCATCTCTTCAGGTGTTTCTGGTTTCTTCAGCCCCATCATCACCAGTTGCTTGTTAGCGTACTCTCGCATCATCTCGACGCCTTTACCGTCAAGCAGCGTGAAGTATTGCAGCATCAGCATCTGGAACTCTGGATTACCTTGCGGAACCTTAGTGAGCAATTCCTGAATCTCTGCGCGGTTCTGTTCCTTCATGCTCTGGAAGGATGGCCCAACGTCTGTATAGCACTCATAGCGACCGCGAATGTCGTTGAGTGTGACCACATTACCGGACTGGTAATCTACAACTTGCGCGTAGAGTTGAACGTCTTTCTCGCTTCCATCTTCAAGTGTCAGCGTTACATGACGAGGAACGTCATAAATATCGTTGACCATTGAGGCATAAATCTCGCCATCACGTCGCATTGCGGTAGCCAGGTTATCCTGAAACACGTATGTCTCAAGGTCTGCCCGCATGTTCAGTTGATTGACGGTATCGAAAGCGACCTGAGAGTTTGCTGCCTGCGCATCCACACCAAGACTAGCCACCTCTTTCACTGCGTTGGTGGCAGCCTCAAGCATGTAAGCGTTGGCTTGCGGCACTTCAGGGTTTTCCATGTAGGAGATTGGACCAATCGGCAGGTCGTTACCGTTTTCATCGGTCTTGTTCTGCAAATAGTACGGATAGTCATCATTTCCACCGTACATGTATTCGTAGCCTTCGATTTGCTCAGGGAAGAAGGTCGGTTTCTTCTTCGGTGAACGAGCAACAATATCGGCGTTGAATGACATGATCATGTTACGAAGGCGTTGACCGTCTTTCGTCAGCCTTACCACTCCTTCGTAGCACTCCTTGTCACCAGCGAATGACCATTCGCCATACACTGGAACGATTGGAATATGCTCTCCGGCTATCTTCTCGCGGTCTTTCAGTATCTGCGTGCAGGTGATGATCGACTTATACACACGCCGACGCTTCACCTTGCGCTCTGCTACCTTAATGAATCCACGATTAGCCAGGTCGTCGATAACGTCTTTAATATCCTGCTGGTAATAGCTGACTGGCTCACCTGTCAACGGGTCGCGGTAGATGAAGACTTTCTCCTTCTTCTCTTCTACCTCGTAATACTCAGCGACGTAGACGACATCATTCGATACCCACGGAAACAGCCATGTGTCGTTCGGATTCTGGAAAGATGGCAGGGTGTCAGGATCAATACCGTAATCCTCTGCGAACTCTTTCCAGCCATTGCGCGACAAGGCGTTAATCACCGTGCAGTGCTTAGCGTCGCTCTTATCCATCTGCTTGCTGTTGGCGTCCCATATGACGTGTGAGCAGGCTTCATGAATTGGCAGGCGTCGAATTACCTGATTGTTGCTTGTTGGGTCGTTGTCTTCGTACTGTGTGACCAGGCGCCATGCACCAACGCCGGACTCTATCTGCTCACGAACGCCAACGTTAACGGCAATCTTTGCCGTGTTATGGCGCATATCAGTACGATACATCCCCATCAACACATCGGCTGCATCAGGATTAGCGCCGTCTTTGGGTCTGAATAGAACGTCGATAGGGTTCCGACGCATCTCTGCGACCAGTTTCCTGACCACCGGGCGAACAACATCGAATTGTCCGCGATATTGCAGGGTGGTGTAGTTTGATAGCCAGTCATCCCATTGCGACACTCGGCTAAAATACAGGTCATTTGTCGCCTCGGTTCTGGCTTCATCGCTCGCCATCCAGTCCGCGTCAAACTTGCACAGAATGGAATTGAGTCTGTTTTCGTCGGCCATTTAAGTTCTCCGTGCGATGGGCCTGATTGGGGCTGGTATCTTTTTCTCTTTTGGTTTTTTGATGTCGCGCATCATTTTGGCGAAGCGGCGCATCATGTATGCATAGCGAACGGCTGAGAGAACGTCGTCGTTAAGCTTGACGATTTTCCCGTTTTCATCACGGTGATAGAGGCGGAACTCCTCAAAGAATGGCTCACAGGTGTTGAATACTTTGAAGCGACCATCGAGCATCATGTCGCGCAATTCAGTGATGCCAGGCTCAACAGCATTACCGCCATCAGGCCATGTCGCATGCTCCTGTAACATCATAAATCCAGCGTCTGCATACTGCCCTTTGAGCTGCTCACCGCCGCCCTTCTCATGCTGGTTTCCGTCATGAGGCCATGCGGTTGGCACTTTATGCGCCCATGATTTAACAGCTCCCCATGCCTGAACCGCTGTTTTTTCTTTCGCCTTCCACACGCGTGAAACGTAGATTGTGTCTGCGTCCTTATCCCACCAAAGCTGAACCTGAGCCTGTGGGTGATCCCATCCGAAATCCATCCCGCCAATCACGTAGAAGTGATCAGGACACTCGAACGGCTGACACTTAATAGTCTCTTCCGGTATCTGGAAGATTCGACCACTACCCATCGTAGGAATACCGCGAGCACGCGCCTCTCTCTCATGCTCAGGATAAGATGCGATGATTTGCTCTTTCTGTTCGTCTGTGTAGTGCTCAGCGTCGTAGATGGTCATGTTGACCACTTTCTGCGACTTGCTGGGATTCTTCAGGAACTTGGTAACAACGTCAGACATCCCCATCAGCGGGGTAAACGTCAGAATTGAGAATTGACCGTATTTGTTGGTACGGGTAAGACCTTCGCCATAAATGCTGTATGGTGGCTCTTCGTCAAACCACACGCCGTGGATTGTGTCACCCTGCCAGCGAGCACGGCCTTGCGAGTATGGCTTGAAGTAGCAGATTGAAATGCCATCTTCAACGCCATCAGCCGTGTGATGCTTAACCAGAAGATGATCAACAAGGTTCGGAAAGAAAGGAGACTTCTTCCAGCTAATGATGTCTTCTTTCGGTATGGAACCGTAGCCAGGCTCATCATTCTCTTCGATACGACCGCACAGGATGCGTTGAGTCGTTTTGGTTACAGTCTCGTTTGTCTCGCCACCAATCCAGAAGACAACAGGCTCATAGAAACGCTTACCTTTCCACTCACCGCCATATTTACCATCAGCAGGATAGCCTTTTGTGCCAGGATAACGCCCGGTAAGGTGAAACGCGACTTCAGCAGCACCAGTAAATGACTTACCAAGCTGGTTACCAGCCATAAAACATCGCTCTGGATAGTCATGCCCGGCGTCGATGAACTCACGCTGTTTGCTGTATGGCGTAAATTCATATAGCAGGTGTGTGTTCCGGTAGTTCTCTTCTTCTTCGAGTAGCTCGAGCAATTCGATTTGCTCTTCGTCGCTCAGGTTATCAAGAATCGCGTCCAGTTCCACGGTTGAATAGCTCCTTGATACGAGAGCGTCGCTTATCGCGATCTCCCTTATCAGGTGTCACGTCTTCAACTTGCGACTGCTCTTTGAGGCCCAAATCACGGGCGATGATGTTAGCGTTGAGAAGGTCAGCGGCTGCGCCAGAGAATTTCTGGTCGTAGATGATGTCTTCCGCTCGTGATGTGACGTCAGAAAAACCTTCCATTGACCGGAAGGTTCCCCATGTTTGCCTGGTGATATCAAGGAAGGTACACAATCCTGAAATAGTCATGGCTCGCATCTTAGGGACATTAGCCTTAATTACTTCTCCCTGATATGAAAATACCTTACCCTCCCATAGCGGGTTATCATCAGCCCACTCGAAGTATTCACAACAAGCAGCCCACAGCGCATCAGGCGATTCGAATTTAGGATTTCGCCCATGACTACTGCGGGCCTCCCAAAATCGGTTGCCCTTTGGTGCTGCCATATTCATCTCACTTAGTTGTTATTTCAGGTTGAGCATCATGCTCCGGTAGTGAACAGGTCTAACGCTTCCTTCGATTTACGCACCGCTTCAAATGTGCGGATCGTGATATCTGAATTAGCGCCACCTGACTGGAAGTGAATTTTGAATAGCTCAAGCTTCAGTTCGTCAGTGCCAATGAATTGAAATGCTTCTTCTGCGGCTGCGTTCTGGTTCATGACCAGTTTGTAAATCTCTAACTGGAATTTCTGTTCTTCAGTCATGGGAATAATCTCTGCCATTGTTGGCTCCATTTATCCGTTAAAAGGGATATCAGTTAAGTTATCCCGTGTAGGGTATAAGCCATTATCAAAGCCACTCTGTAGGGAATGGCTTTTGTGATGGCAATAAAAAAGGCCGCCTGAGCGACCTGTTAGTTGTTCACAACTTGCATTGTTGAAGGTTCAGCATGTCGAAAAATGATCCGCATTTGGGGGTATTTTCCATTCTTGCCCTCTCTTCAGCCGCTTTGTAATAAGCCATTGGCCTTTTCACACCATCAGCACCAGTGATGTATTCAACACCTTCCTTCGGATCTTTACTCATAATCCAAACTCTAGTAGCGACCAAAAGTTGAAATATCTTTAAGAATTTTAATTTGTAAGGTGTTAAGGCGGTATTCTCTTTCCAATTCAGAAAGAATCACATCCTCAGCGACACTATTTCTAG